CCAATTGCCGACGTTGCGAGAGGCGTTTCGTGCTGGTTTCCTTGCGACGGTTCCAAATGACTCTAAAACGCGAGGATGGTCATTCGATGGACCAGCCGCTGCCGACCGAGAGTCTGACGCATGGGACGCATGGCAAGCGTTGTTGATCGTCACGGCGGTGCAAGCTACTGATCATTCGCATAATTGGCGTCGTCAGTGGGAAATCATTGATGGTCGTCGCGTGTATTTTCGTGTGTGTGTCTGTGGGGCGCGAGAGCTACAGGTGCAGAATGCCGATATTCTGTAAGTGGTGTGGAGTGAAATGGGAGGATTTGAGTGCCCAGCCACCCTGCGTCTGTCGTTTTGAAAAGTGTCGTAACTGTGGCCTTCTGCGGAGAGAGCACATTGAGATTTTTGGTGACAGTGAGAACATGCTCTGTCCTACCGGGGTGTTCAAGAAGGAAGTCTATGAAGCGGTCACGGAGACACACGAACACGACAGGGTATCGTCAAATCAGAAACGGACAGACCCGTAAACAGGTCGAGAGAATAGCCAAGAGGTTGGGGATACCAGTGGCCAAAGGGAAACGTAAACCATGACGTGGCAGGAACGCGCACAGATCAGAGAAGCCATGCGGTTGTTTGCCACCGATGATGGTTACGACCGAGCCATGCGGCTTCTGCGCGTGTTGGCGGGTGGCCCGAAGGAAACGACCCGCGAGAAACAGATACGTGAAGCGGGGTCAGTGAAGGTGACTGACCTGTTCAACAACAAGTTCAAGTGTGGAATGAAGTAATGCCCTACGTGGTGCAAGGCGTCAATCGAGATACGGGCACCGTGATAGACGAGAAGGTGTTCGACACGTTCAAGGACGCCGAGAAGTATCGTCTTGCCATGGCGATCAAGTTTCCGGCTGACCGGTGGCGTGTGAAGGGGAATGCGACACTGGAATACCGCAGGAAGTGATGCTGATGCTCATCGATCCTCAGCCACCCATGACGTGGCGGCAGTGGTGGGACGCCATGAAGGAACAATGGCGTGACCCCGAGACTGTGGCCAAGCGGTGGGAGACGATAGGCCGTGAGTGGGCCATCATGGGGTGCTTCGAACGGAGCCGCTGGTGCCACGCTCACGCGGCATGGCATCGACGCCCATGGTGGGGCAAGGTGTTTGGAGATAATCCGGGGTGGGACCGCCCAACAGAAGAGGACCGAGACGCAGACTGGTCAGGCGCGAGATGGCGTTGTACTGGTCGAATGAATTTGGGTGGACGTCGAAGACGGACGCGACCATATTCACGGAGGCCGAGAAAGAACAGTTCCTTCTGCCCCGTGATGGAGAATGGGAAGAGGTCCATGTTCTCTAAGATGCCGCTGAAGTGTTGCATCTGTGGGGTGGACTACGAAGCATCCGTCACCGCCCCGTGGCAGAAGTTCACGGCTGGGGTGTGCGGTGAGGACTGCTTCGATGAGAAGAATTGGCGACGAACCCTGTCCATTATGGGCCAGACATATTACCCGAAATCTGTGGAGAAAAAGTCGTGAGTCTGAAATGCCCAGAGCATGACGTCGAAGCGGTGTTGGTGGATGACGCCGTGATCTACCATGGGCATTCGTTTGGTCGTGTCTGGATGTGCCCCCACCAAGGATGCACACGTCGAGTCGGGGCACACAAAGACTCAGGAGCACCGAAGGGGTCACTGGCCACCGAGAGCATGAGGAGAGCACGTATCAAGGCGCATGCGGCCTTTGATGGCTGGTGGAAGCGTGAGGGAATTAAGCGAAGCCAAGCCTACAAGAAATTGTCCGAGGTGATGGGCAGTAAACGACATGCTCACATTGGCCACATGGATGAAGCCGAATGCCAACGTGTCATTCAAGAGTTTGGGGTGAAGCCATGAAGTGGGTGATGTATGAGGTCTGGACGACGGCCTACATCGTGGAGGCTGATACTGAGACCGCTGCTCTTGAGAAGAGTGGACCGCCGCGAGAGGGCATGATTCTGGGTGAACGGCGTGTGGTGCCGCTGTCAGCCGACGAGCCGAAGAAAGACCCGAACGCCTACAAACCATGGGGCAGTCGGTATCAGAATCCGTTGGGGTGAGGTCATGTCGAAGCGTATCGAGACGGTGGCTCCGATTGTGGGATTCTGCCATATGCGTGTGTGCGCGGTGTCGGAAGCCACGGATGAAGAAATTCTGGAGCACTGCAACAGCAACAACCCAGCCGGGACAGAATTTGGGTGGATGATGGTGATCCGAGGGAATGACGCCATCGTGGGACCGATTAGGTGTGCTGACGATCCGAAGCGCACTCACTTCTTGGTGAGATGTTAGTCATTGCAATTGAGTGCAAAAATCCGTAGACTGAACAATCTTCTTTAATTGCAAGGCATGATTTGTCAGGTGGCCTATGCTGAAGTTGATTGGGGACACCGCGTCCAAGTCTGACCGGCCCGAGCACAAGATTACGTTCATCCAGAAGGTCATCAAGGGTGAAACGTGGATGGTGATGGCGCATAGCGCCGTCGAACTAGAGGACGAATGGTCAAGCCTCTATTTCACGTCAGGCAGTCAGAACAACCTGTTCCTGATGCCGCCATTCGAACCCAATGTCCTACTCAACCTTGTCCAAACCAACAATGTCCTGAACCAGTGCATCGAAGCGATGGAAGTGAACATCGATGGCACAGGGCACGAATTTGTCCCGGTGGAGGAAGGCAAGGATATCAACAAGGACGAGGAGAAGAAGGCCAAGGCATTTTTCGAAGAGCCGTACCCGAACATCTCCATGGTGTCCATCCGTCGTAAGTTGCGGCGGCAGATGGAGTCGGTGGGGTATGGATTCATTGAAGTGCTCCGGAACATGGCCGAAGAGGTCGTGGGCCTGCGGAGCGTGGAGACGGCTCACATACGCATGGTGAAGCTGGACAAGCCCATTCAGGTCAAGAAGAAGGTCATGCGTGATGGGAAGGAAGTGGAACTGCTCATCTGGGAACGCGAACGAAGGTTCGCCCAGACTGTTGCGTTGAAGCAGCAGGTTTACTACCGCGAGTTCGGGACGACCCGCCATATCAACCGAGACACCGGAGACTGGGAAGAAGAAGGCAAGAAAGTCCCACCGGAGCAGCGTGGGTCTGAGTTGTTGTGTCTGGGTATTAACCCTGACGTGACCACGCCTTACTGGTTGCCCCGATGGATCAACCAGCTTCCATCGGTCATTGGTTCCCGTGCGGCGGAAGAACAGAACCTTCAGTTCTTGGATGCTGGTGGCCTGCCACCCGCCATCGTGTTCATTCAGGGCGGCACACTCATCAAGGACACGTCCGACCAGTTGAGAATGTACTTGTCGGGCCTGAATAAGAACAAGAACCGAGCGGTGGTGGTCGAGGTGCAGTCATCGTCAGGTTCACTCGATGCGGCTGGCAAGGTGGATGTGAAGGTGGAGCGTTTTGGTAGTGCTCAGTCCCAAGACGCCATGTATACCCAGTACGATGAGTCCACCAAGGAGCATGTGCGTATTGGCTTCAGACTCCCGCCATTGTTTCTGGGCTATGCGTCTGACTACAACTTTGCCACCGCACAGGTGAGCTACATGGTGGCCGAGGCGCAGGTATTCTTGCCAGAGCGTGCAGAGTTTGATGAGATGGTCAATAAGACCATCATGAAGGAGCTAGGGCTGAAGACACTCGTGTTCAAATCGAAGCCCATCACGCTGAAGGATGTGGAGACCCAGTTGAAGGCGCTGGAGTTGTCAGCCACGTTGGCGACCAGAGAGAGCTACCTGAAGGAGATCAACACGGTCAGCAGCATGGCGCTGGAGTTGGCCGAGATGCCTGCACAGGGTGTGGGGCCAGACAATATGCCGTTGAAGAACACGCCGACCGCTGATGAGATGGATTCAGGCAAGCTCCCAGCACACATTGAGGAAGTGAAGGCGGGAACGAAGCCCGAGCCGAAGCCACCCAAGGAGAAGGAAGAGACCCACGTCGTGCTGAAGCCGGGTGATGAGATGCACCCGAAGCCCAAGCCGGGGCAGAAGATCATCGCCAAACCGAGGGAAAGAAAAGCGGCGGCGGATCTATTGGCGTTGGTACAGGACTACGCCATGTATCAGGGATTGATGCC